GAAATAACATCTGCATTAGACACGTTAGGTAGACAGAATCAAAGATTCGCTGGATCGTTTAACCCATTCAAAACAGATTTTAAGGGGTTTGCTCTTATTCGTAGACGTAACCAAGATGTTGAGTTTATGTTGCGTGGCGCTATGGCTCATCACACCATGATGGCAGGGCGCAACGTTGACGATGCGTACAGAAACGTTATCAAGTTCCACTTTGACTACAGTGATTTAACGAACGCTGAACGTTCTGTGAAGAAAGTTATTCCTTTCTGGGTGTGGCAGAAGAATGTTCTGCCAGTTCTTATTGAGTCTATGGGTAAGAAGCCAGCAGCTTGGGGTCGTTTGTTGCAGGTAAAGAAAGAGATGGAGCTTACATCTCCTATGGAAGGCATTGTTCCTGAGTACTTTGGTGAGAACATGGGTATTCGTATGCCATTCAAGATGGGTGGCAACAGGGTGTATGTCTTGCCTGATCTTCCTTTCAGGGATTTAGCTAAGTTCACGAAAGATGTTGAGAATCCTTTAGACCTTAAACAAGTGGGTAAGAACGTGTATAGGGTGGCGAGGGAATCTGCGTTGCCTCCTATCAAGTTCCCTATTGAGCATTGGGCTGGTAAGCAAACGTTTGCTGATATTCCTTTGACTGGTAGGTTCCAGCAGGCTCCTTCGTGGGCTAACTTGCCTGGTTTGAAGCAGGCGTTGCTTGCTACAGGGTTAGCGAAACAAAGTAACATTAGTGGTCGTTTGGTTATGACAGATAAGAACATATATGGTTTTGATCAGTTCATGCCTATGTTTGGTCGTTTACGCAGGTTTGTTCCTAACGAACGCAAGAAGCAGGAAGCGTTCTGGACTACTGCTATTAATACAACGTTTGGTACTGGTTTGCGTGTGAACACGCCATCAGAAGTAAGAGCGCAAATATTCCGTCAGCAACGTAAGTGGGCTGACGATTGGCGTAATATGAAAGACATAGAATTTAGAACACGATAGGAACTGTTATGGATAAAACAATTATTAGTAGGGCAGGCTGGAATAGTCGAGGTCCAAAGAAACCATTTAGTTGGTTGAATAAGAAACGTGTGCAGGGTATAGCTTTGCATCATTCTGGTATTAAGAATGGGCCTAAGGGCATGGCTGCTGTGCAGGCGTTTGAGAAACATCATATGGATTCCAATGGGTGGAATGCGATAGCGTACAACTGGCTGGTAGATGAACAGGGAGTCATATATGAGGGGCGTGGCGCTGGTGTCATATCAGCAGCTACACGACCATACAACAGTAAGACTGAATCTATTTGTTATACAGGTGATGGTGACGCTATTGTGCCTATGCAGGCTTTGGAGTCTATTCGTTGGCTTATTAGCGACATACAAAAAAGGTATGATCATAAGTTATGGGTGAAGGGTCATCGTGATTTAGCTGCGACTGCTTGTCCTGGTTCGTTCTTGTATAACTGGTTGCAAGCAGGTATGCCTGTTACGGAACGTAATTTATCTAGCAATGAGTTGAGTGGCGTTAAGGCGCACATAGATCGCTTAGGAGCGTCTTTAGCTAA